TTAAAGCAACATCATTGGTTACAGGTAACCTTCTAAAAGTTAAATCTAAATCAGAGTATATTTTTTGTAAGTTTGCCATTCTTTATTTATACGCAAAAGTAAATTCGCTTTTTTAAGTTTTGAAATGTGTCCGGAGAAATTCTAGGCCGGAACGCAAAATTTCGAAATTTTAGGAATTAATTCTTGTGATGAGTTTTGATGTTCCTATGAAGTTGGTTGCCAAGTATTTTTCTGTTTCACTCATATTACCAATGGTTTTTACGGTATTGTAGTTATTCACAAAATTCTTTAAATTATTATAATAAGTCACATCAGCATTTCTTCTACCACCCATCAAATTGTTTGTATTTGCTAATCCTGAATAAATTTGAGTAATCTGCGAATTTGATAAATTAGATGTATTTGCTATAGGATCAATACTTGCAGATATTAAACTTATATAAGTATTAATTGTATTAGCATTTGCACTTATCTGTGGGGTAACTAAAAGACTAGTAAAACTACCCATTATTGGTGAAGTGTTTATTATTGCATCTGTTTGATTGGTAATATATAATGCCATCCTACCATAATTTAAAGCCGTTAAATAGAAAGGTTGATCCTCAACTAAACCAGTAAAAGGTTCAATATTTGATAACCTATTTGTGTGTACAAGAAAAGTATTTGCAGTAGCTACTAAAGTTATTGCAGCTTCATAGATTGATGAAGTTGCGTTTAAATTTGAAACATTGGCGGTCAATGTTATAATTGAATTCGCAATGTTTGCTATACTTTGTGTTACGGCCGCAACTGAATTATAATAATAACCTCCAACATCACTATTTTTAATATCTGTGGCTTGCCATTCAGTAATGAAAGCAGGCATAGAATTCATATGTGATTGAGTATTTGCGTCCATTACTTTCACATACCCATTTGGGTCATCAAAATTGTAACCTAAGATTGTATATAAACCCGTAGCATTATTTACAGTTGCCATAATATATTAAGCCCCAATCATAGGAGTTAGTGGAGGTGCTGTTTTAGGGTGTACATGAGTATTAAATGTAAGTAAATTCATTACATCAAACCCTAAAATTGAAGATGAAATGCCTTGAATTGACATTGGTGCGTTCATTGACGCTGTGGCAGTAAGAATTCCTGTTGGTACATAAGGACCTGGTGTTACACAACCAACATTCACACCACCTAATGTTTCTAATCCACCAGTAGCAAAAACTTTGAAACCCGCCGTGACATTTGTTTTAGAAGATATGGAAGTGGCTGTAATTGCTCCTTGAACACGAAGGTCACCAGTCACAATCACATTTTTAGGACTTTTTAAGAATATACTACCACCACCAAGACCGGTTAACACATCTCCAGAACCAGAACTAATATTAATATCTCCATCACTTGTTAAATCTACGTTACCTGCAGTATGTATATGTGATTTTCCACCAACACTTGCTTTTAAACTTCCGTCTATCTCCGATATCATATCGCCATGAACAGTAAGTTTACAATCTTGATACACTTCAATATTACAAACTCCGCGGATTGAAACATTATTATCTTTTACGATAACTGTAAAATTATTCCCTTTAATTACAGCATCAGAATCACCATTAGAATACCAATGTTGATATGTACCTGTTGTACCGTGCTGGCGCCTCATGGATTCATTGCCTGGCGTGTCATCTTTCATATCCATATGACCTGCCTCAGTTTGAGTTAAGTTAATATATGGGTATGATCCTACTTGTGTATTTGCTGATGTAGTCCATGTACTTCCGTAAATATTGTCTGCCATGATTTAAGGTCTCGATTTACTTATTTGAACAAGTGGTGTTCCATTACCGTCGGTTATTGCGGTTGATATATTTGAAATATTACTTGTAAAGCTATTTAAACTTGCTGTAAGTGTTGTTGAAGCAGAAGCAACTCCTTTTGATAAGGCAGAAGGAACGGATGCTAAATTTGATTGTAAACCATTTAAATCTGTGCTTAATCCTTTAACACCTGATACAGCTTGATTTGATTGTTTGATAATATTGTTTGTTGTTGTTATCAATTCTGTTAATTGAGGACCTGCCGCAAATGTTGTTGCTTTTTTCAAAGCATTTTGTAGTAAAGCCAAACATTGTGTCAAAGTAGCAGCAACTCTTTGTGGTAAACTTTTAACAACATTAACGAAAAAATTCACTTCAGCAATAATTTCTTTTGCTGCTTTAATTTGTTCGTTGATATAAGTTAATACATTACTAATTACTTGTAAAACTGCTAAAGCATCATCTATAAATTGTTTAATTTGAGTTATAACAGGACTTGAACCATCACCAATTAATGCTGTTACAACTTTATCTCTTATTTCCTGTAAACTCTTAGCTAACTCAGCATTTTTATTTGCTAATATCCAATTAAGTCTTGATTTTGGATCACAAATATGCCATATTTCAGCATTTGATAGTGCAATTGAAGTGTTTGCAATTGAGCCTCTAGCTAGTTGTGGAACTGTTGGGAACCCGGCTATTATTGCATCACCTTCTGCCACAATTTTTGGTGGATTTGGTTCTTTTAATTTTCCATATTTTCCTGGAACACCTACCATGTTAGGTACTTTTACTGAGAACGCTGCCATTTTTTATCCTTTATTCGTAATCGTTATCTTGTTTAATACCAGGTATAACACCCATCATGATAGGAGATTGTCCGGCTTCACTATCCATAAAAAACCCAACAACCCATTCACCTAATGATGGAGCTTCAAAATGTCTTGTATTGTTTATTGGGTTCATTGGAAAAGCCCAAGGTAAATCTTCATCGGGAATATCATCTCCATACCAACCAAATATTCTTACTTGGCAACGACCTAATCCTAAATCATCAAAACGATTTACAATTTTACCCACCCACCAGACAAAACCATTAAGACCGGCGAAATTATGGTTATTTACAGCTCTACTCATTATATAATTCCTTTTATTGTATTAGACCACAAAGGAGATTTATTATTATTTGCTGGATAGGCACTTGGTACACTTTCTTTTGTTATTTCTAATATAGTTCTAAATGAAGTTAAATCAATTAAGTGTCTAACACCAGTAATAAAGTAATTACCGGAGTAATATTTATCGAGAGCTCCTTTGTTTGCTAAGTTTCTTGATGACAAATTAAATGTGAGTACACGACCTACAGTTAAATTACAATCTCCTGGTACAGATATTCTCAATCTAGTATAATTGGCCAATCCTAGTTGTGCTGTTCTATAAGGTATGAATGTCTCAGCATATATATCATTTCCTGATGCACCTGGAACTCCAGCAACATACGAATTAGTACCACTATCAAAATTAGAAAATACTAATTTTAACATTGATTGTGAAGCTTGACCTAAATTATCACCATTTCTATTTGTCGAATCATCAATAATACCATATGAATTTAATAATTTAGCCTGCCGACTATAAACAGTATAATCAAAATTAGTTACTTTTTTTGTCCGTGTTAATGGATTAATAGATATTAATTGATTAGCAAATGTACCAGAAGTAATACCATTTAATGTATCAAAAGAATCTAAGAACTCATATGTTAATACATTGTGTGTATCAGTATTTAAATCTTTACTATTAATATTTTTTGGTTTGTATGTGTAAGTATAATAAGATGTTTGTTTCATCAAACTCTGCAACGACCTGTATTGAAAGCCATTCTTATCCTCATAAAATAACATATCAGCACCAGGATTTTGTGGGTTTGGTCTTGCATAATTAGTTACAAAATTGATGGCATCAAATGGTTTTAATGTAGGTATAATAAAATCATATTTACCATAAGTAGCTTCTATTGTACCATTTTTATTGGCTGGCACTTTCAAATAATTAGTGAGAACATCCGATACAATATCAGAAATTAAAGAATCTTTATATCGTTTACTTATTTTATATTGTTCTGATAATAACAATTCTTCTGAACAAAAATAAATAACATACGATTCTTTATACATCGTACCTTCAAGTTTTCTTTTACCTACTTTGTAAACACGAAATAATTTATCAATTTGATTACTACTATCACCAAACTTACTAAAAGTTAATCGAAGAAATTCAGTACCGTTCATTGCTGCGGTTTCAATAAGGCCGGAAGATTCAATTATATACACATAACCAGATAATGAATTATTAAACAAATCTTCATTATAAGATATTTCTTCAAAAGTATTTTTTAAATCCAATGATCCTACCGAAGATAATAACGTAAGATTCGTTAGTGCATAATCTTTTGAATTTTTTATGCCTGCCATTTTATTGCGCCATCAATGTTTTTAAATCTTTTTCAAGTTGATTACTATAAACTGAATTAATCAATTTAATGTTTTGTTTTGCTTCATTCAATTCTATTTCATAATCGTAAATACTAACAGCAGTTTTTGATATTGTTCTAGTTACAGAAGCTCCACTATTAAATGTTTGTGTTATTGAACCTGTTGTTATACTATTATATGTAGTTAAATCAACCACAACAGTTTTTATTGTTGTTTCTAATGATGTACTATCATAAGTTGTAATTGTTTTTCTATATTCTTGAACGGTACCTGTGGTATATGTAAAAACAAAGTTATCACCTCCGGCAGCTGCACTATATTTGTTTTTTAAATAGGCATCAAATTGCCGAGAAGTCAAAGGCCAATCATATAAAGGATCTATAATTTCATTAGCATAAAGAATCATCCAATACTTATTTGAATCATCATAATATTTGTGTGCTAGTATATCAGGTCTATCACTTTCTTTCAAGTCATATGAATAAAATAATAATGGATTTTTAAGTAATGATGGTATAATGTCTACTCTGGCCATAAGATTGGTCAGTAAAATAGCATTATTTTTATAGTCTGAAGCAACAACTAAAGGAAAACTATCGAAATATAACATATTTACCTTCTTGGATTGGTTCTGTCATCGAAACTATCTCTTGTGAGAATATCCATTTCTTTGAACGATAATTCTAATGTTGTTTGTACCATTGAACCATCACCATAAGCCGCAAAGCCATTTGGTGCATGATTCACATCCATATTATCCAAAATACAACGACCATATCTTGGCAAATATTCTGAACGTTTTTCATTAACATAAAATTCAATATCAAACAAAGAAGGTGGTATTAAAAACATACTATTTGTAGTGGCACCAATTGTACCTCCAATTCTTTGTCCTAAACTAGGAGATGCATAAAATCTAAATTGATTAATAATATTATTTACGTCTAAAGCTTCTTTTTGAGATTTTGGAGTAAATGTAAATGACAGGTTAAAAGTTCTTAATCCTGTGCCACGATAAACCATTTGTAGTTGTGGATTTAAAGCATAACCTTGTGCTCTTTGTAATAAAGTTCCTAAATTTCCTATATCAACACCTGGAACATTAGGTAAAATTCCTACTGCGGCTTGAACGGCAGCTGGATTACCTGTAAGACCATTACCACCACCTCCAGCATTAAGTGTACTGTCTATTGCTCTAAGTGTAGTTACTGCAGTTCCTAAATCTTTAGTTAAACTCATTTCATCGTATTGTGCATCATAACGAGCAACTAAACTATCAGGCATATATAGTGATATTATTGATTTTGTACTGCTTGTTGGTGGATCTACTGTAAAACCAGTTCCCAATCCAGCAGCTGCAAGTAATCCAACAACAGCTGTACCGGCTCCCGCAGCAAGTCCTAAACCTTTTTCAGTTGACGTACCTTTTTTATTAAGAGCAGAAAAAGCCGCTATACCTGTACCAAGTGCTGCAGCTCCTACAGCTACCGCTGTGGCTGTTGAATTGGATATAGCCAATACTGTATTATTATTAGCTAAACCTGTTGCAGCAGATTTTAGACCGGCAGGTTCAATATCATAAATTCTAAAAGTAACCCAATGTTTTTTATTATTTGAATCTCCAGTATTACCTAAATTAGAAGGATATTTAAGTATACTTAAATTATTATTACTATCATCCAATTTGTCTAATGGACCCCTTGGAACTGGAGGTCCTCTACTAATTGTGTCTATTGTTATATTTGCCATCTTTTTCTCTTAAATTCGGTATACATACTATTTATGGCATATTCAGGACTATTCAAACCAAAACACCCAGAAAAGTATATTGGCGACCCCAACAACATAGTATATCGTTCGTCTTGGGAAGCTAAAGTGATGTCGTGGTTAGACAATAATGATTCTATCATAACATGGGCTTCAGAAGAACTCTTTATTCCTTATATATCACCTGTGGATAATCGTTGGCATCGTTACTTTCCTGACTTTTTGGTCAAGTTTAGAACCAAAGACAATAAACTATCAACTATGATGCTTGAAGTTAAACCAAAGAAACAAACTGCACAACCTGAACCTCAAAAAAGAAAGACGAAACAGTTTATTAATGAAGTTAAAACATGGGGCGTCAATCAAGCAAAATGGAAAGCAGCCAACGAATATTGTTTAGACCGTGGGTGGGAATTCAAATTGATTACGGAAGACCATCTAGGTCTGTAACTAAATAACTGAATGACATCCAAACTAACAGAATTAGCTCAGCAAAGACAGTCTGAAGGACTTAAAATGTCCTCGACTTTGCGGCCAACGCCGTCAAGGGACTCTTATAAATGGTTTTTACAGAAAATTGCAGATTTAAGAAGTCCAGTTAAATTAGCAGCAGGAATCAAAGCCGAACAGTATAGAAAAATGAATCGGTTTATTATAGGTAATTTGTATTATTTTTATTATGATCCAAAAGGTAAAGACGATTTAGATTATTATGATAAATTCCCTCTGGTATTAACACTACAGAAATATCCAGACGGTTTTATGGGACTTAACCTACATTATTTGCCAATTCAATACAGAGTGGCATTTTTGGGTAAATTAATGAAATATGCAATCCATGACGATGAGGACGGAATTAAAAGGTTACGAATCAGTTATGACATTTTAAGCGCATCCAAGACGTTTAAAGCGTTCCGTCCTTGTATTAAGAGATATTTAAATAGTCATATTAGGTCAAAGGTACTTGCCGTTCAGCCAAATGAATGGGACGTGGCAACTTTTCTGCCTGTTCAACAGTTTAAAGGTGCTCAGGCCAAAACGATATGGCAGGATTCGGTACACGAAATAAGGAATAGTTAAAATGCCTTCAATGATACAAGATTTTTTGAGTAATTTTACCGATGTGGCTAAACCAAGCCGATTTGAGGTAACTATTGGGTCAAAATCGTATAATGATATTGATCCTAATAAATTAATATTACGTTGTGAAACTGCTGAATTACCAAGTAGAACTTATGCAACAGCAGAACAAAAATTTGGTTCAAATCCTGTAGAAAAATTTCCATACCAAGTACAATTTAATGATTTGAACCTTACTTTTATTGTTGATGATGATATGTTAGCAAAATATTTTTTCGATGGATGGTTAGAAGCTGTTATACCATCAAGCAATTATAATCCAAATTATAAAACAGGACCTGGTGGTTATTCCGCAACAATTAATGTAAAACAATATGATAAGTACCATGAACAATCATATTCAGTTGATTTCTTAGAAGCTTATCCTATTTCAGTCAATCAATTAGACTTAGACTGGTCTGCTGAAGGACACCATAAATTAACTGTAGTATTTGCATACACATCATGGCAGAAAACTTCAAACTATAGAAATAGTCTTAATTCGTGATTTTAACTTAATGGAGTGATAATAAAATGGCTTTACCAAAAATTGATACGCCGGTCTATGACCTTGAATTACCTTTATCAAAAAAGAAAATACGATTTAGGCCGTTCTTAGTAAAAGAACAACGTAATTTACTAATGGCTATGGAATCTGACGATAAAGAAACGATTGAACGGAACATTCGACAGGTATTACATAACTGCACATTGACTGAAGGCCTTGATATTGATAGACTACCTATTATTGATGTTGAATTTTACTTTTTAAATCTTCGAGCTAGGTCTATTGGTGAGGTAGTTCAGAGTAAATATCGTTGTGAAAACATAGTTGAAGAAAAAACTTGTGGTAATTTAATGACGGCTGAATTGAATATTTTAGAAATACAGCCAGATATGACTAATGTTGTAGACGATGTTATTCAAATTAACAATGTTATTAGTGTTAAATTAAAATATCCAGAATTTTCTGTTTTAGAACGTGCCAATAAATTTGAGAGTATTACCGATATGGCATTTGATATGATTGCTGAGAGTGTTGAATACATTTTTGATGGTGAACAATACTATTATGCAGCTGAATCAGAACCAGATGAGATTATTGAATTTATTGAATCATTGAGCCAAGAACAATTTAGTAAAATAGAAAATTTCTTTAATAATTTACCAAAGTTAAATAAGAAAATAGAAATGGATTGTAAAAAGTGTAAGTTTCATCACACGATAGAAGTGGAGGGTCTAGACTCTTTTTTCGCCTAACATTTCGTCATGACAATCTGAAGAATTACTACATAACAAACTTTTCATTGATACAGCACCACAAATATAGTTTGTTCGAACTTGAAAATATGATACCTTGGGAACGGGACATTTACGTTGCTATGCTTATACAATACATTGAAGAAGAAAATGAAAAAATTAAGCAAAGACAAAACGCTAAATGATAACCAAAAAAGCCAATAAACAAACATTTGCATGGGATTCTTCCGCATTTCAAGGTAAGGGTTATTGGTTTGTTTTGGGTAGAAATGGTGCATATGGCCGAGCTGCCAGTAAAGCCGAAGCTATTATCTTAGGAAAACCTAAAGATAAAGAAGAACCTGAAGAAGCTGAAGATTCAGCTGAAACACCAGTAGAACCAACACAACAAAAAGAACTTTCTAGTGGTACTCAAGAAGAATTAGGTAAAATGGTCAAGAAATTTGACTTTAAAACTATTGGTAAAATACTCAATAAAATAAAGGCAATTAAACCGTCTAGTATATTTGGCGGTAAAAAAGAATCTGGTGCAGTAAAACCAGTCATTGAAAAATCTTTAGGTAATGTCAATACTTCATTTTATAATTCGGTAGAAAATGATGTCGCCAATGAAGCTCCCAAGAATGAATCGGCCATAAAAATTGCCAATAAGATATACAAAATGTCTCAAGATTTCTATGAAAAAAGAAAAACAAATATAGAAATAGAAGATAATTTTGAAGAAGAAATGTTGGAAGAAGATGGCATTAGGCACAAACAATTAATTGAAACCCTCATAGATAAAAAGGGAAAAGAAAAATATCAATTAGAAGTTGATGCCAGAATAAATCAAAATAAAAAACTATTGGTAGATTCTTTAGATGAACTCAATGAAGCATTAAAAACTGTCACAAAACCAACACCAAAAGTAGAACCAACTACTACACCTACAGGAACGCCAGGAAGTCCTGCACCATCAAAACCAGCACCAACTCCTTCATCAGCAAGTCCAGCACCAACAGGTACACCAAAACCTACAGCTAGTTCTTCACCAGCACCAACACCAACATCTAGTCCAGGTTCAACAGCAGCCAAAGTTGGTGCTGCGGCTGGTGCAACAGCTTCAATATCACAAGCTATTGGTGGTGCTGAATCTGGTGGAAATTATGATATAACTTACGGTGATAGTTTAGACAAAAAAGGTAATGTTGTACCTAGTAAAAAGTATGTCGCACCACCTAAAAAACTAACTGAAATGACTTTAACTGAAGTAAAAGAATTTGGAATGAAAAGGTCTGAGAATGGCCAAGGCGCTGGTGCTGCTGGTAAGTATCAAATGATGCCAACAACTTTGTTTGGAAGAGTGGATTCAAAAGGTAAATTGGTTCCAGGACTTGTTCAAAGAGAAGGCCTTAGTATGGATGAAAAATTTACCCCAGCAGTACAAGACAGATTAAATAGTCGTTTGAGAGAAGATGATATGGCGACATTAAAAAGATTAGGAGTACCACCAACACCAGGTTATCAATACATGGCACATTATATTGGTGCAGGTGGTGCGGCCGCAGTTTATCAAAATCGTGATAGTGATATGACTGTAGCTGAAGTGATGGCTAGTAAAAACTATGCTGTAGGTAACAATCCTGAATTACATAAATTAAAAGCAAAAGATTTCGAAAAAGAATTACAGGGTAGACTAGAGAAAAAAGGCAATTTGACTCCACATTCTGCTGCCGAAACTTCAACGCCAGCTGTTACTCCGCCACCTACAAAGTTACAAGAAGTTACCAAAGAGAAAAAAGAATTGGAAGCAACTAAAAAACCACCTTCATATATTGATAACTCTACAAAGACAACTGAGATGGGTAAAAAAGCAAGTCCAAAAACTTTAAAAGCTGATGATTTACCTGATTATCCTACATTTATTGGTATTACAAGTGAATATACTGAACGCCAATATGAATTAAGGAGATAGAGTAATGGCAAATAAATTACCAATAACTAAAAAACTCAAAGACGAAATCTTTGTTTGGGATCCAACCGCATATCAAGGTAAAGGATATTGGTATATTTTGGGTACAACTGGTGCATATGGTCGACCAGCAAGTAAAGCCGAAAAAATAAAATTAGGTTCACCTCCAAAAGCAGAAACAACTCCTGAATCTCCAGATGTTTCTTTTATGGATAGTCCACAACTGGCTCAAGGTAGTAGAAGAAGAACTTATCGTAAGAAAAGAAAATTAGCTGGTACGCAAGATTTTAGAACAGGACCACTAAAAGAAATTGTATTTCAAAAATTATTTAATGATGGTAAAACAATACGAGGTGCACTAGAAGAAGCTCTCTCAGAAAAGGCAAAAGCAAAAGCAGCCAGTTTCAAAGACAAATTCGATCCAATGAATATTATAACAAAAATATACGGTGATAAAATTGGAGCTGTAATTGGTCGTGCTATAGGTAGAAAAGAATCTGATATTCAGAAATTTACTGGTTATGGAAAAAATGAAGAGGATGGTGATGAAGGTAAAATTTCTGCTGTAAAGAACAAAAAAGTTGGTAAAATACCATCATTAGAAAAAACCATGGTTACACCAGAAACCAAACAAAAAGGTGGTGATAGTAAACTGGCAGAGATGTTAGACAAAATTTATGGTTCTTTAAAAAAGACTTACGATTTGGATTTAACGAAAAAAGACAATGGTGAAAAACTAAAAAAACAGAAAGATGCTTGGAACAAAGAATTAATTAAAACAATTACTGGTAATCCACAAAATGATGTGTCTAAATTAACTCTTAGAGAGTTTGATTCATTTAGAAAAGTCCTCTTAGAAAAGTTGGCAGAAATTACTGAAACAGTTAAAGGTGCTGGTGGTGCTGGTTCATCATCAATTTTACCTAGTACAAATTTACTTGATAAAATAGAAACTAAAACAGAAATAAAGGGAGCAGTAGTGGCAGCTGGAACTGCTGCAAAAGTAGTAGGTAAAGAAGGAATTGAAGCAGTTGCTAAAAAAGTATTGGGTAAACAAATATTTAAATCTTTTGCCACAAAAATACCTATTGTTGGACTACTTGCGGGTATAGGATTTGCTACTAGTAGATTATTTTCTGGTGACAAAGCAGGAGCTGCAATGGAATTAGGTTCGGCAGCTTTAGGTACAATACCTGTTGCTGGCACAGCTGCTAGTGTTGCAGCCGATGTTGCAATAGCTGCCAGAGATATTTACAAAGAAGTTTATGGTGAAGAACCAAACCCTGCGAGTCCAGATTTTCAGAGCCGTATGTCTGAAATAACAGAAGTTATAAAAAAATTATTAGACTCAAAAACAGAAAAAACTGCTGATGCAGGTGATTCACCTGAATTGGACCCTGGTGCATATCAGAAACCCGCAGAAGATTCAAAATCAGCATCAAGTCCAACAGCTTCACCTGTTACATTAGCTGAAACAAACTCAAACACCCCACCACCGGTAAATGATGGTGAAATAGCACCTGTTGCCACCGCTACACCAGTAACAGCATCACAAATGAATACTGGTGATTCTGCCGTTAATGCATCAGATCCAAAAACTCCAGAAACTACTCAACTAATTGCTAATGAACCTTTTATTCCAGGTAAACCATTGAGTAAAACTCAAATGGATGCGGTTGATATGGGTAAGTCTATGGGTACTTCATACTCTACTGAAGTGGATCAACAATACAATAAACAAAAATTGTCTACCGATAATACTCAATCAGCTGATATGGGAAATAAATTAAATACGAGAAGTATAATAAATCAAAATTTAACATCGGAAACTACAAATGCTGGTGCCATTGTGGCAGATAATTCTAAAAAGATTACTGTTATCAATCAAAATAGTGATGGATTAACAGTAGAACAATTAACTGGTGTTAGATTAGAAGAATCTACATTCAAAAAAATAGCAAGGCAAAATCTACACATGGTATAATAAAAAACCCCGCCGAAGCGGGGTTCATACTTGCATGGGATTTATTGAAAATACTTACACAATTCACACTCTATGACCGCCTCTTGAAATGCTTCGGCACATAGTTCACGTTTTTCATTACCATATTCAAGGACAAAGCACTTCTTGATTTGGTCATAGACAATGTGACTCGCATAATCAATCATTTAGTTTTCCTCAGCCAACTTAGAGAAATAAGAAATATCATCATCATCGCCATCGGCTAACGCTGGGACTTTCTTAGGTGCTTCTTTGAGTTGTTCTACTGTAGTCTTTGGCTTCACTACTTCACCATTCAGACCAAGTACCTTATCTAGCCTTTGCTTCAAGACCTCATAAGTTTTGAACTCACTTGCCTTAGTCATATCTGATAAGGCATACTCTTTCTTCCAAACTGCTTCCATTGCTTCATCATCGTTTAACAATGGTGATGCTGATTCAAATTCGGACTTATCATAATTCTGATAG